TAGCTGATCCGGTTCCAAGCAATCGACTGTATGCATTCAGTGCCAAATCGGAATCGCAATTGCTGGTCACGCGTGACAGCGGCCTATATGGATCTGGCTGTAATTACCGGCTGTACATTGATGGAACCTTGGCAGCTGAATTCGCCTCAGGCGAGGTTGCTCGTTTTGGAGTAAAAGCCGGAAAACATATCCTTGGAATTAAGCCGAGCGCCGCATGCGGTGGTTGGGGCTTGGTTGAGCGCGAGGTAGATGTAAAAACCGGTGAGACGGTCAGGCGTCGAATCACGCTTTCGGGCGACAATTTCGATATTTCGCCCACGGCAATTTAAATGCATTACCAAGCCCGCATCTGCGGGTTTTTTTGTGCCCGGAGAAAACTATGGCTGACGTTGCCGCTGCTTACAATCCAATGACCACGATCCTTCTATCAGGCTCATTGGCCAAGAAGTTTGGGCGAATTCATCGTCGCCAAGTAGACAGTAAGCGCGTATGGGAGGCGTTCAAGGCGCTCAAGGTGACGCTGGATGGCTTTGAGGATGAGATCCGGCGACTTGATCGGCTTGGGATGCGATTCGCCATCTTTCGCAATCGGAAGAACGAAGCGGTGGAAGGTTTTGATCTGGGTGGCACTCGGGAGATCCGAATCGTCCCAGTCGTTTCGGGCAGCAAGCGCGCCGGGTTGATGCAGACTGTTTTGGGCATCGTGCTTATCGCCGTGGGCTTTTTCGTGTACGGATCTACTACGGCTCAAGGTGCGGCATTGATCGCAGGGGGTGTCGCCTCAGCCGCCGGTGGCGTTATTCAAATGCTCAGCCCCCAAGCAAAGGGGTTGTCGCAAAGCGCCTCCCCTGAAAACTCACCGTCCTACGCCTTCGGCAGCGCCAAGAACACCACGGCCAGCGGCAATCCGGTACCGATCTGCATTGGCGAACGCCGGTGGGGCGGGATGATCATCTCGGCCTCGATCATGGCCGAAGACAAGGTGTAAGCAGACAGCAGCACGACAGCCGCCCGAGAGGCGGTTTTTTTATGCCTGGAGGAAAGCATGGGCGCAGCAGAACAGATCGAGATCCACGGCGAGAAGGGCGGTAGCAGCAAGCCGAAATCTCCGGTCGAAGCCAGCGACAGCCTGCGCTCGACCAACTTGGCGAAGCTGCTGATCGCGGTGGGCGAGGGTGAGTTCGACGGGATCCCGACTGACTATGACATCTACTTGGACAACACGCCGATCCGCGATGCCAGCGGCAACTACAACTTCCCGAACGTTAAGTGGGACTGGCGCCCGGGCTCCGTGGATCAAACATACATCCCGGGCATTCCGTCCGTGGAGAACGAGACATCGCTGAACATCGAACTGCGCAGCGACGCGGCGTGGGTGCGCTCCATTAGCAACATTCAATTGTCTGCGGTGCGCGTGCGCTTGGCGTGGCCGGCGCTGCAACGGGCGGATGACCAGGGCAACGTTGGCGGATACCGCATCGAGTACGCAATCGACGTGGCCACCGATGGTGGCGCGTATCAGCAAGTGCTGGTGGACGCGGTCGACGGCAAGACCACCACGCGCTACGAGCGATCGCGCCGTATCGATCTGCCCGAAGCAACCACGGGCTGGCAGATCCGAGTGCGCCGCCTGACGCCGAACCAGAACAGCAATAAGATCGCCGACACCATGCTGGTGGCCGGTTATACCGAGGTGATCGACGCCAAGCTGCGGTACCCGAATACCGCGCTGCTCTATATCGAATTCGACGCCGAACAATTCACTAACATCCCGGCCGTAACTGTGAAGTGCAAGGCCCGCCGTTGGATGGTGCCGAGCAATTACGATCCTGTGCAGCGCACATACACCGGCACGTGGGACGGCTCAATGAAGTCGGCGTGGACGAACAATGCTGCGTGGATCACCTACGGCGTTTGCACTGAAGACCGTTTCGGTTTGGGCAAACGCATCAAGCCGTTCATGGTCGACAAATGGGAGCTGTACCGGATCGCGCAGTACTGCGACCAGCTGGTGCCGAACGGCCTTGGCGGTACCGAGCCCCGTTTCCTTTGCGACATGAACCTGCAAGGCAAGGCCGATGCCTGGTCGCTGCTGCGCGATATCTCGGCGATCTACCGAGGCATGACGTATTGGGCGCAAGGCCAGTTGGTGATGCAGGCCGACATGCCACGCGCGCAGGACATCGATTACGTCTTCACCCGCTCGAACGTCATCGACGGCAAGTTCTCCTACGGCAGCGCCTCGGCGAAAACCCGTTACACCCGAGCGCTGGTCAGCTACGACAACCCCGCGAACAACTACGACACCGACGTCATTCCGTTTGCCGATCTGGATCTGCAACGTCGCTATGGTGATCGGCCGACTGAGCTGAGCGCCATTGGCTGCACGCGCGCGTCCGAGGCGCAGCGGCGCGGAAAGTGGGCAATCCTCAGCAACAACCAAGACCGCACCGTGACGTTCAAAACCGGTATGGAAGGTGTCATCCCGTTGCCTGGGCATATCATCCCGGTGGCAGATTCACTTCTCGCGGGGCGTGAAGTCGGCGGCCGCATTTCGAGGGCGGCTGGCAAGGTCATTACGCTCGATCGCGACACCCAGGCCAAGACCGGTGATCGACTGATCATCAACCTGCCCGGTGGCCGCGCGGAAGGCCGCACCGTGCAGAGCGTCAACGGTCGCGCGGTGACAGTGACTGTCGCCTACAGCGAACCACCGATCGCGCAGCTGCAATGGGCGTTGGATGCTGACGATCTTGCGATTCCGCTGTATCGCGTGCTGCGCACCAAGCGCACAACCGAAGGCGATTACGAGATCAGCGCCTTGCAGTTCGAGCCGAGCAAGTTCGCCTACATCGACACCGGCGCACGTTTGGAAGAACGGCCGATCAGCGTCATTCCGATCACTGTGGTACCGGCGCCGGCCAGCGTTGCCCTCGCGTCGACGTCGTCCGTGGTTCAAGGGCTGGCCGTTGCCACCATGACGATCAGTTGGCCCGCCGTGGATGGCGCGGTCGGCTATGACGTGGAGTGGCGCAAGGACAGCGGCAACTGGATCAAGGTGCAGCGCACCGGTATGACGAATGTCGACGTGGTCGGTATATATGCCGGCGCCTACGTTGCTCGCGTGCGCGCGATCAGCGCTTACGATATCTCGTCGCAGTGGCGCAACTCGATTCTGACCAACCTGAAAGGGAAGAACGGACTCCCGCCGGCGCTCAGCTACCTGACGGCCACGCCATTGCTGTTCGGCATTTATCTGAAGTGGGGCTTCCCAGCTGGCGCTGAAGACAGCCAGCGGACGGAAATTTGGTACGGGCCGACAACGAGCCTGGAAGCAGCGACCAAGCTGACTGACTTGTCCTACCCACAAAGCGATTTCTCGATGCTCGGCCTAGCTGCTGGCGTGACCTTCTATTTCTGGGGGCGCATCGTCGACAAGATAGGGAACATCGGGCCTTGGTATCCGATCGGCCTTGGCGTGCAGGGGCAGTCAAGCTCTAACGCTGGTGACATCTTGGAGATGATCGCAGGTCAGATCACCGAGACAGAACTCGGCGAGGATCTTCTGGCAGAAATCGAGAAAATCCCAGGCTTGCAGGCGCAGATCGATGCTCTCGACGGCCTGAAGGGTTACGACCCCGATGCAACCTACGTTGAATACGACTTGGTCGTTCAGGGCAAGCGCATCTATCAGGCAACCGGCCCGGTACCCGCCAATACGCCACCGCCTAATGCACTCTATTGGCTGGACGTTGGCCAGACTGTGGAGACGGTGAACGGACTTGCTCAGCAAGTCGCCACCAACACCGCCGAAATCACGGAGCTGGATGGCGTGGTCACTGCGCAAGCAGCGGCCACACAGACGTTGCGTGCATCAGCCCGTGAGGACGATGGCAGCGGAGATCTTGCGGATGCAATGAAGGGGTGGACTAGCACTGCTGCGATCGCGACGGAAAGCAAAGTGCGCGTGACCGAATCAGAAGCGACAGCGCAACGCCTCACCACATTCGACGCAAAGGTTGCCGCAAATGAGGCAAACATCACGCAGCTCGAGAGAGTAGTCACAACAACAAACTCGGCTACCTCTACGAAGATCGACCAACTGAGCGTGTCGGTCACGCAAAACAGTAGCGATATCCAGCAAAACGGTGCTGCAACACAGAAAAATACTGCGGCAATCCAGCAGACCTCTTCAGCTTATGCAGACACCGCCGGCAAGCTCAGCACAATGTGGTCTGTGAAAATGCAGGTCACCGCGAACGGTCAGTATGTTGCGGCCGGTATTGGGTTAGGCATTGAAAATACTGGTGCTGGGCTGCAAAGCCAGTTCTTGGTCAGCGCGGATCGTTTCGCCATCGTGAATACCATTGCCGGCGGAGCTATCTCTGTTCCGTTTGCGGTGCAAGACGGCCAGGTGTTCATGAACTCTGCGTTCATCCAGGACGGCAGTATCACGATGCTAAAAATTGGTCAGTACCTGCAATCTGATAATTACGTTGCAGGTTCTCAGGGGTGGCGATTGGATAAGGCAGGAAACTTGGAGTTTAACGGCCCGGCGCCGGGAGGTGGAAGGCTAACCATGACCAACCGCGCCATCAAGGTCTACGACCAGAACGGCGTCAAACGGGTTCAATTGGGGGACTTGGACGCATGAGTTACGGCGTACGGATGTGGGGTGCTGATGGCGCTTTACAGTTCAACACTGACACAGCCACTTGGCGAATAGTGCTGTCGGCCGTTGTGTCTTTCGCAGGGCAAGGAAAATCAACTCAGCAATTTTTGTTGCCTGGTTGTAATCCAAGCAACACAACGGCAGTGGTGCTCCCAATTGGCCTTTCAGCAGATTCTGATCGCCAACTCGAAACAGAAGTTTCAGACGGTGTTATATACGTTAGAAACTTTATAAACGGTTATGCAGCTTCGATGGTTTCTAATAGCACCATGAGGCTCGTAGTAATGAGGTGGTATTAATGGCAGGGTTTGGATTTTCCGCTGTCAACGATGCCGGTATAGTTTCAATTGACTCTGAGTTTTCCCGGCTATGTGTTATGCAGTCTGGCAGATATGGGGGTGTTTCAGGAGTGGCCCGTGTAACGTTTAGTCCTGTGAGAACAACACAAGAGCCACCGCTTAT